ACACTAGAAAAAGAACACAACATTTTTGAGTTATTGCCTAATGTTGTAAAAGAGCGTGGTATTGTTGATCCTAAAAACCCATCACAAACAGATTTACGAGCATTACAAATGAAACCTTACGCTGGCATTATTACCGCCAAAATGTTACGGGATTTAGGTTATAAATAAAGGTAGTCAGGTTTAAATTGATTGGCAACCTGCTCGCCAAACCGTTGAGATAGAAAATCACACACAGATTCATGCGTTACCGTTTCAATGCCTGATGCCACGCAAAATGTTTCATGCAAGGTAAGAGCGTCAAGCATAGCTTTACTCATGGGTACTTCAGTATTAACAGTCGGGGTCATATAGTTCCTTTCATGTATAGTCTAATTATATCTTAATCTAACTTAACATTCTATGGAAATCAACACCCTATTTATTGAAAAAATGCTGAAAAAGCCATTCCACAAGCACAGCCTGTGGGGTGATAAGAAGTTCTACGATCCGCAACTACATCCAATCACGCAAGAACTAGAAGCCAACTTCCCAGCTATTCAAGCTGAGATCAAAAAGCTACTAGAGCGTTACGATGAGTTCGCTAACTTCCAAAGCATTAGCCCCGATCAGACTTACATAAGTAACGATGACCGCTGGAGTATGTTCTTCTTCAAGGCCGCAGGGGTTAACTTTGGCAAGAACAAGCAATACTGCCCTGTAGCTATGTCAATCGTTGATAAGCACAAAGATGTCATTTCTGCCTATATATCGGTACTTGGCCCACGCAAACTGCTAAACCCACATGAAGGCCCTTGGAGTGGAATTCTGCGGATGCACTTAGGGGTAGTAGTACCTGAACACAAGATGTGTAGCTTACACAATGGTGGAGAAGTGTATTTTTGGGAAGAAGGCAAGTGCGTACTGTTTGACGATACTTACACCCACATGGCACTAAACGACACAGACAGCATCAGAGCCGTACTGTTCCTAGACATCATGCGACCATTACCCCAGCCTTGGAAGTTCATTAACTGGGCTATTCTCAGATTATCTATTTTGTTCCCTTACATTTGGATTCCTTACTTCCGTCACAAGAAATGGGAGAGGGCGTTTTACAAACAACAGGTTAGCTGATAGAATTAACTTATCTTAATCAACCACTTGGTTAAATATGAAAATTCAAGAAGTTGCTGTAGATAAGCTAATACCTTACGCAAAGAACAGCAGAACGCATAGCCCTGAACAGGTGGCTCAAATTGCCGCAAGCATTAAAGAATTTGGCTTTCGCAACCCAATCCTTGTTGACGGGGTAGGCATTATTGCTGGGCATGGCAGATTGATGGCCGCTCAGAAACTAGGTTTAGACCAAGTACCCACTATTGATTGCTCTGATATGACTGAAAGCCAAAAGAAGGCTTACATCATTGCAGACAACAAGTTGGCTATGAATGCAGGGTGGGACAATGCCATGCTAACGATTGAGTTGCAAGACTTAGAAGATGAAGGCTTTGATCTATCGCTTACAGGTTTTGATGATAAAGAACTAGATGCTTTGCTAAATGTGATTGAAGGTACAGATGGCTTAACCGATGAAGATGCCGTACCCGATGTGCCTGAAGAACCTAAAACCAAGTTAGGCGATATATATATCCTTGGAAATCATAGACTTATGTGCGGTGATAGCACAAGTATTGATGCGGTAGAAAAGTTATTAGAAAGCCAAAAGGCTGACTTGTTATTTACAGACCCTCCTTATGGTGTTTCTTATGAAGGTGGTCATAATAAGAAAAAGCGTCAAGGAATCATAGCTGATACTTTGCAAGGCGATGATTTAACAGACCTTTTTTATGAATCATTATCTACTGCTGTTACATGGCTCAAAGATGGTGCGGCATTATATGTTTGGTACGCATCAGGTAAAAGCATAGAAACATACGCTTCATTAGCTAAATTGCCATTAAAGCTACGAGCAGTCATTCAATGGTACAAAGTTAAATCAGGATTGGGAGCGTTTATGTCCCAGTACATTCCAAACTGTGAGCCATGTATGTACTTACATAAAGAAGGATGCTCACCTTCTTGGTATGGCCCAACCAATGAAAAGACAGTATGGGAACTAAAAAAAGAATCAACTAACAGCTATCATCCTACGCAAAAGCCAGTAGAACTGCCTGAAAGAGCCATTACAAACAGCACCAAACAAGGTGATTCTGTTTTGGATTTATTTGGAGGTTCAGGCTCTACGCTTATTGCCTGTGAAAAAATAGGTAGATTGGCTAGAGTTATGGAGCTAGACCCCAAGTATTGCGATGTAATCGTTAAGCGTTGGGAAGAATTTACTGGCAAAAAAGCTGTTTTATCGGAGTTATAAAAATGGCAGAAAAAGGCAGACCCCCACACAAACCCACAAAAGAGAGCCAAGAACAGGTTAAACGCCTGTCAGCGTTAGGTTGCCCCCATGAGGACATTGCCACACGCCTAAAGATTAGTGCTGATACGCTGGTCAAGTATTACAAAGATGAATTAGACGAAGGTCGTATTGATGCCAATGCCGCTATTGCTGGTACTTTGTTCAGCCAAGCCAAAAAGGGTAATACTGCGGCCGCAATCTTTTGGTTAAAAACACGGGCCAAATGGAAAGAAACACAGGTTAATGAGGTTACTGGCAGTAATGGCGGTGAATTAAAGATAGCTTGGGCAGATGAGTGACCCAATTAAGCTGAAATACCGCCCTAGAGGCGTTTTTGAGGATTACCACAGCCGTAAGGAACGCTGGGCAGTAATTGTGGCACACAGGCGTTGTGGCAAGACTGTAGCGTGTATTAACGATCTTATTGTCAAAGCATTGCTGGAAAACAAGCCACACGCCCAATACGCTTATATTGCCCCGTATTACAGTCAGGCCAAATCAGTAGCTTGGAGGTATTTAGAACGATTTTCCGAGCCTGTAATGACTAAATCCAACCAATCAGAGTTGTGGGTTGAATTGATAAACGGGGCAAGAATCAGGTTATTTGGGGCAGATAACCCTGACGCACTCCGAGGGAATTTTTTGGATGGCGTAGTTCTTGACGAAATGGCTGATATGAAGCCTTCATTATGGGGTGAAATCATACGACCATTGCTGGCAGACAGATTGGGCTGGGCCACATTTATTGGTACGCCAAAGGGCCATAACGCCTTTTATGACATATACAACGAAGCCACCAAAAAGCCAAATTGGTACACAAAAGTGTTACGGGCAGACCAAACCATGCTTTTGCCACAATCAGAATTAGACGATGCCAAAGCATCAATGTCAGACAACCAGTATGAACAAGAGTTCTTATGCTCATTCGAGGCGGCAATCCTTGGTGCTTACTATGGCCAAGAGATGCGTAGGCTTACTGACCTTGACCGTATTACCACGGTTGACTATGACCCAATGTTCCCTTGCCACACAGCTTGGGACTTAGGATTCAACGATTCCACTAGCATTTGGTGGTTTCAGGTGGTCTATGGTGAGATACGGGTACTGGATCACCACTCATCCAATGGTCAAGCCATCCCTTATTACACAGGATTACTGGCCCAAAAAGAAGATGAGTTTGGGTACAAATATGGCTACCATTACCTGCCCCATGACGCTAGAGCAAAAACACTAGCAAGTGGTGGTAAGAGCATAATCGAGCAAATTTCTGCAAAAATTGACATAAAACATCTAAAAATTGTTCCAAACCTGTCATTACAGGATGGAATTCAAGCATCAAGGCTTGCATTAACTAGAGCATGGTTTGATAATAGATGCGAAGAAGGTATCGAATGTTTGCGTCAATATCAACGAGAGTGGGATGATGATAAAAAGATATTTAGGGATCGCCCAAAGCACGATTGGACAAGCCACTCAGCAGATGCGTTCCGCTATCTCAGCATTGTATGGAAAGATGAGGACAGCCCTATCCTCAAAGATTCAAGAATTAAAGGACTTCATGTTGGCGAAACTGAAGTAACGCTCAACGAGATGTGGAAAGAAACCCCCAAAATAGTTAATCGCAGGATATAAAACATGGAACACACATACCAAGATTGGTACAACACCATTGCCCAGTACGAGCGTACATTCAAGGAATGGGAAGGCCGATCAGACAAGATTGTTAAGCGTTATCGTGACGATCAACGCAGTCGCAACAATCCCAATGCTAAGTTCAATATCCTGTGGAGCAATGTTCAAACCATTACCCCAGCGGTATTTGCCCGTTTACCAAGACCTGATGTAAGCCGCAGATTCCGTGATAACGACCCAATCGGTCGTGTAGCGTCAATGATGCTAGAACGAGCATTGGAATACGAGATTGAGCATTACGGTGACTACGCTAGTGCTATGAAGCAGTCTGTTCAAGACCGTTTACTTGGTGGGCGTGGTACAGCTTGGGTTCGTTATGAGCCACATATTGTTGGTTCTGAAGCCGATGGCTTTGATATGCCTGAAGATGGCTTACAAGTTACTGAAGATATTGACGAAGCTGAAACCGAAGGCGGTATGTTCCGTGAGGATCAGGAACGCATCGAGTACGAGTGTGCCCCTGTTGATTATGTCCATTGGCGTGACT